AGTTTGTATAGTTGACAACACCCATTCAGATAGTTCAATTGAAAGAAATATAGAACATTTTAAGAGAGCCTTTGTGGCTCTTTTTGATAAATGCCTGTTAGCTGAAAAGATAGTGTTTCCTATTGGCAACGACTTTTACAATGCTAACGATGAGAAAAACACAACCGTAAGAGGTACGCCACAAGATAGCCTTTTTGACTGGAAAGATAGCTTTAGCAAAGGGGTGGAGTTGATACGTTGGTGTGTTGATTATATGTTACAAGCGGGTAAGCCTGTTGATTTAATTACAGTCTATTCTAACCACGATAGCACTAAACTATTCTACCTATCCAAGTGCTTAGAACTAATCTATGCCGGGAATGAAAATGTAACAATAGATTTACAGGGGGTGCAACGTAAGTACAATATGTACGGGGCTAACTTGTTTGGGTTTGCGCATGGCGATAAAGAAAAAACCACAGCTTTACCTCTACTAATGGCAACCGAAAGACGTAAGGACTGGGGCAATGTTAGAAACTGCTTTTGGTTTCTTGGGGATAAGCACCATGAAAAAACCTTTATGTTCAAAAAATCGTTAGATATGCCGAGTGTTGAGGTGCATTGGTTAAGGGCTGTGGCAACATCTGATAACTGGCATTACCAGGCGGGTTATATTGGTGTACCAAAAACCGCATATTGTTATATCTTTGATAAAGAACACGGGTTAACCACTACCCACAGGCAACCTTTTTAGTATGAACACATCGTTAATAGATAGCGTATTTTTGTCCGAAACAGATGATGAGTATTTTTACGCTATATGGCAGGGGGATAACTTTGTTTACGGGGGTTGTTACGATAACGGGGCTTTATACGATACTCTAATGGCTTTATATAACACCGAGCCTAATGCTAAAGCTGACTTAATAGCCTTTGCACACGAAATATTAAAAAGCACAGATAGTTAAAAATATGAGAAACACAAGATTATTACAACGCTTATTAATTATAGCCCTTTTGCTATTACTTATACTTGGTTTGGGTACTTGCTATGGGTACATAAAAGAACGTGCGGCACGCAGCGAGATAAGCGACTTGCAAAGTGAGTTATTAGATACTAAACGTAGGTTTGTGGAACGCATCAAAGACGATAGCACACGGGAGTATTCTCAAAAACAGCTAATTGCAGACAAAGATATTGCTATCAAGCTGCTAGGCGATGAAGCCAAACGCTACCGAAACATTAAGACCGTTACTAAGGTTGAAATGGTTTACCTTACCGATACTGTAATAGCCAACTATACCGATACAATTATAGGGGATTGCGTTCCTTTCGGCACAATGTTCACCAAAGCGAGCGAATTTGATACGATTACTGGGGTAATTGATACGAATGGGGTGGTTATCTATCCGCACACTACTTATTTGGGTGAAGTTACTACCGTAATAGCTAATAAGAAAAAAGGTTTTTTAGGTTTAAAGTCCGAGCCGGTGGTTAATGTTTCCTTTTCAAACCCAAATGTTAGAGCAATAGGTATGCAGAACGTAGTAGTTAAGCAGCCTAAGCCTAAGCGGTTAGCTTGGTTACTTAGCGGGTTAGTTGTTGGAACTATTGGCGGGATATTCTTAATGGCAAATTAGCCCGATTTTTGCTTATTTGTACATAAAACGTATAAATAGGTAGTATTCAATCTGCTTATCTTTTCATATCATATCTCTCGATTAGCCCGTATTTTGCGGGCTTTTTTATTTGCCAACTAAATTTATTCCGTTTGATTATCAAACAGTTACAAACTTTACTGCATATTATTTTTAGTCAATTGTAAAACGTATTGATAAACCTTATACATTTGTAAAACAAAACAAGCAAACACACAAACAAAATGGCAACTTTAACACAATTAGAAATCGGAACAGAAGTAGTAAGAAGTAAAGGCGATTACGTTGTAGGCAGAGTAGGAAACGTAATTGAAATTGATGAAGAAAAAAACAGGGTAAAAGTAAGCTGGGGTACTTGGGTATCAGTTACAGCAGTTGAGCCAACAAGTATACCATATGAGATTACACCTTATGAAGAATATAAAGGTAAACACAAATGGGCTAAATACAAACGCAAATAATATATAACCAAACAGCCCCGAACGGAAACAAGTAGGGGCTTAATAACAAACAAATGACACACACACCAACACAACTCCGAGTAATATACAAAGCCCTGAAAGGGGCTAATTTACTCGGTACGCTACAAGCCGAAACAGGCTTTGCACGCCAATCAGTATGGAACACCTTTAATGCGCCCGATGTTCAATACAACGAAAGCATAGCCGAAGCGGGTGTTAAGATGTTAAAACGCAATGGCATTTTACAAGATACACAATTATTAACAGAACTTTTAAACTCTTAAATATGGAACTTGAATACAAATTAGCGGCTATTATAGGTAGCTGCGTAAACGAGGGGCAACTATTTACAGCACGTGAATGTATCTTAAAGGCGGGTAACCGTTTAATGCACGACGAGTTTGCTTTTCTTACTCACCTTGCAGACCATAAGGAAACAGCACTAAAGGCGCAAATGTTAGAATTTAGAACTAATGCCGCAATACTTGCCGCAGACCTGCAATGCACAACAGTAAGCATACCGGTTGTAGAAAGCTGCGGATTGATAGCCTTAGAAGATGTATCGTTATCAGCCGAGAACGTAGAACGAGTAGCTAACACTATAACACTTAAATAATGACAAGCCAAGCATATATTTACCCCTTGTTGCACAATAGCAGCAGAACGGGGCTAAGGATAAAAGCCATTCATGGGGAGAACTATGACCGCAGCGAGTTAAGCAGCTTTATTAACTTTATCTGCAACGAGAAAGAAATAGCATTATCTGACTTTCTTTCACACCGCAGATTTAGACCATTGGTTGAAGCTCGGCAATGGGTTTGTTACTACTACAACTTGCACCTTGATAGGGCTAAAACAGTTAAACCGCCACTAAGGTACATTGGTGAAATGATAGGAGGCAAAGACCATGCAACGGTACTACACTCTATCAAGACAACACAGGCTTTGTTAGATACCGACCAAGCTAAGAACGATGAATACAATAACCTTTACCTAAAATTTTTAAACCATGATTAAGACCGTAACAATAGAACTTGAAATATCGGTAGATTTCATAGCAAACGAAATCCCCGCAGACCGGAGCGACATAGAAATAAACCGTGTGTTACTGGGGGGAAAAGATATAACCCAGGCACTAACACAAAGCGGATTTGACTTTGATATTATTGCCGATGATTTAGTAGAACAAATAAACAACTAACCAATGAACGTAAGACTAACAACCAATTTAGACATTCTAAATAAGCTATACAGCGACTTAGAAGGCTACCACGACCACTTTTACCACGCAGAAGCTACCGAGTACACAATACGTTTACAAGGTATATTAGCCACCGACTTAGAAGAAAGGCTTTTAGAGTTGGGTTTTAAGTGCGAGGAAACAAATACCGACTTTGTTAAGTATTTTAAAAACCACATAAAAATTAACTTAGAAGTACAATAACCATGGAAACATTTGAAAAATCAGACAGCATCGCTAACCTTACTAAAGCCATAATGCTTTTTAGTATCAAGATAGGTAAGATTAAAAAAGAAAACACCAACCCGTTCTTTCATTCGCTTTACGCAGACTTACCCGCTATACAGGATGCAATAGCCGACCCGCTACAAGAAAGTGGCTTAGTGGTTACGCAGTTGCCTTGTGGCGATGGTTTAATAACTATGCTTGCCCACGCAGAAAGTGGCGAGTATATTATGGCTAACAGCATAATGAAGCCAGTTAAGAACGACCCGCAATCTATGGGTAGTGCAATAACTTACCAACGTAGGTATTCATTAGCCGCCTTGCTTAACCTAAACATAGATAAAGATGATGATGGTAACGCAGCAAGTGTAGCACCACAAGTCCAAGTTAACGAGAAGCCCTGGTTAAATAAGTTTTCAGACAAGAACAAGTCTATACTATCTAAAGAATGGAACGGGGCTATTGTTAAGCTGCAAGATGGTACAACAACCATCGCTAAGATTAAAGACTATTACCGGGTATCAAAAGAGAACGAACAAGAACTTTTAAACATACGATAGATGATTGGAGGCATAATAAACACTATGGAAACATCAGCATTAGTAGAACATTTTAACAATGCCGATATTAGCTTTGATGTATGGGCAGAGCAGCGAAGAGGTAAAGTAACTGCAAGCCTGGTACATAAGCTAATGAAAGGCTTTAACAACGAAACCGCTAAGACCTACATTAAGACCTTAGCGGGGGAGAGCATCGGTATTTATGATGATGATAACTACCAAAGCCCGGCAATGATAGCGGGTAGCGTTAACGAGTTTACCGCTATGCAAGAGTATGGTGCTTTGCCTGATGTAGGGCAAGTTATTTATGGCTCTAAAATCTTTGTACCGCTTGGTGATAATGCGGGGGTTAGCCCTGATGGGGTAGAACTAAAGGACTTTGAAAAAATTTACTTGGAAGTTAAATGCCCATTTACCCCTAACAAGTATGTTGAGTTGGTTGTTACTGATAACCTAAAGAAAGACCGCCCCGATGTTTACTGGCAATGCGTTATGAATATGCTTGTATTGGATTGTCAAGCTGCTAAGGTTTTGGTTTACCACCCTAAAAAGGGGCTACGAACTATTGACGTGCCACGAATAGAAGAGGACATAATAGAGTGCCAAGAAGCTATTAATAAGGCGGTAGAGTTGAAGTTAGAGTTAACCGAAAAACTGATTGATGTACTCACTACCAATTAAGCCACTAAGCGTAAATGCAGCGTGGCAAGGAAAACGTTACAAGACTAAAGACTATTTGAGTTATGAACGGGCGGTGATGTTGATGTTGCCAAAGTTGAAGTTACCAGAGCCGCCTTTCATTCTCATTTTAGAATTTGGTTTTAGCAGCCCATTGGCAGACCTTAGCAACCCGATTAAACTCTTTGAGGATATACTCCAAAAGAAGTACGGGTTTAACGACAAGGAGATATTTAAAATAGTAGCTACCAAGCACCACACTAAAAAAGGTAACGAGTTTATTAACTTTAAAATTGAAAACTATGAAAGAGAAATTTGAATTTATTTATCAAACTGTTAAGTCTAATATGGAGAAATTAGACAAGAAACAAATTAATGTAGAACAAGCTAAGGCAATGGCATCATTAGCAAAGCAAGCAAACAACGTGCTAACAACTCAATTAGATGCCGGTAAGTTTATGGCTAATATTAAAGATGCTCAAACACACTTAGAAAATGTTGGCTTATAATTATACATTAAAAAATTATGGTGTTCAGCACTATCGTAAAGATTTTCTTAAACGTAAAAATATAAATAGGTATAAGAAATCTAATAAAGGAACTCCTGTTGTTTTAGATAAGCTGTTAAATTCATTTGATAGAAAAATAAAAGGAGTTCCAATATTTAACGATGAAGTTAAAAAAGAATATTTTGAAGGATTACAAAATATATTTAACAATTACTATGAAGATACATTTCAGCCAAGAATAACAAAGAGACAATATTATAGTTCTTACTTAGCTATTATGTATGATATATATGGCGTTAAAAATTATAAAGAAAAATCACTAACGTTAAAAGAATTTATATCAACTGGTAAATTAGCAGAATTTAAAAAAATAATCCGTGATAGAAAATAGTTTGTATTAAAATTTTTACTATATTGCACCCGCAACACATTCTTTACGACTACATGAAACAGCAATTTACATACAATAATATTCCCTTGTGGATAGCATTAGCGGAGTGGAGTAGTCGCCACGTTGCAACCGATAAGCTATACCGCAGGGGATTTAACTTTTGTATAAATGGCTAAACAGTTTGACAAACAATGGTATCCGTTTTACCACGATTTATTTAATCGTAGTACAGCCGGGTGGGCTGCTGATAGGGTAGGGGCTTATATCCTACTTTTAAACCATCAATGGCAAAATGATGGCATACCAACCGATAAAGATGAGTTGCTTTTTATAGCCAAATGTACCCCCGAAACACTGGATAAAGTTTTGCTTAAGTTTTCGCAAGAAAAAAACGGGAAATTGTACAATAAAAAAATGGAAACTGTACGAAAAGAACAAATTGAGAAGTACGAAAAACGTGCAAACGCAGGTAAACAGGGCGGTATAGCTAAGTATCAAAATCTTAGCAATGCTAAAGCAATGCTTAAGCAAAACGTTAGCAAAAGTCTACCATTAAAGAATAAGAATAAGAGTATTATAAATAATACAGTAAGGGAGGTTTTTTTAAAACCTACTTGGAACGAGGTTGGTAATTACATTTTTAAACACTTATTAGAAAAAAACGTAACCCCCGACAAAACAAAAGTACAAGCCGAAGCCAATAGCTTTGTTGACTACTACGAAAGCAAAGGTTGGTTAGTAGGTAAAACCCCTATGAGGAACTGGCAAGCTGCTGCCCGTAGGTGGGTTATTGATAAAGATGTAGTTTCAACTCACGTACCCGTTAAATTTTTAGACTAATGAAAAACACTAAATACATAAGTTTTGCCGACTTTGAGGGCAATGTACCCCCGCAAGACGTAGAACTTGAAAAGGTTGTATTAGGCAGCATAATGTTAGAAGCGGGTACAATGGCTAAGGCAGAGCAGTTTCTTGATGCTAATACGTTCTACTATGCACCGCACATAGAAATTTACAACGCTATCTTAGAACTATACCAAAGCCAACAGCCTTACGATATAGTAACTGTAACCAACAAGCTAAGGGCAAATAAGAAGTTAGAATTTGTAGGTGGGGTAATTTACATAGCCCAACTAACTAACCGGGTAGGCGGAACGGGTAACATACAAAGCCACGCTGCTATCCTAAGGCAAAAAGCCCTGCAAAGAAAACTTATAGAGGTTGGTTACGATATGGCAAAGGTTGGTTATGATGACAACAAAGACTGCTTTGATGCTATTGATGAGGCAGAGGGTAAGGTTAAAAGCATATCCGTTTCTTTAGTATCGGCAAAAGACAACTTAAAAACCTTTAAAGACCTGATAGGTGAGGAAGCTAAAGCCTTTGAGGAAATGGCAAGCGGTAAGAACTTAGGGGTATCGGTAAACATAAGCGCATTAGACCAACATACCAACGGTTGGCAGAAAGGAAATCTGATAATAATTGCCGCGCGACCGAGTATGGGTAAGTCAGTACTGGCATTGAACAACGCAAAGGAAGCCGCAAAGAACAATCAACCAACAGCTTTCTTTAGTTTAGAGATGAGTAGCGTAGAACTTATGCAAAGGTTGGTAGCTGATGAAGCTAACATAGATTTTAGCAAAGTTCAAAAAGCCAAAACAACAGAAGCGGAAAGGCAGAGCATAAACGTAGCACTCGGTAGAATTGAAAATTTGCCCCTTTATATTGATGACAGCGCACAAACTACCGTATTGGGGATATGGAATAAGGCTGCAAAGATTAAAAGCGAATACGGGCTTGGTTTAATTGTTATTGATTATATTCAGTTAATCAGCGCACCCGAAATGGGAAGCTATGCCGATGCCAATGCAAGGGTAAGCCATATAACCCGCAACCTAAAACTAATGGCAAAGGAGTTGCACGTGCCTGTAATAGCACTAAGCCAACTAAGTAGAGATGTAGAGAAAAGGGGTGGGCAGAAACGCCCTGTACTATCTGACCTGCGTGATAGCGGAAGTATAGAACAAGATGCTGATGTAGTGGTATTCCCCTGGCGACCAAGTTACTATAACATTACTCACGATGGAAGCGGTTTTGAATATACCGAAGACTATGCAGAGTTGATATTTGCCAAGCATAGGAACGGGGTGTTAGGCTCAATAAGGCTATCTTTTAACGGGGGTAAGCAGAGGTTTGCCGACTATCAAGAGAACAGGCAAGTTAAAGATTTTACCGAGCCACTAAAAGCTAATACTAACTTTGATGATAACCCATTCTAATGGACTTAAAGAAAGAAATACCCGCATTTGTAGGAACGATTGTAAAGGGCAGAGGTGAGTTGCTAAGACAAAAAGTAGGCAATACCTCCGACCTAACCACGATAAAGCACGAGCAGCTTAAAAAAGACTATGACTATGCTATGTCAATAAATACCAGTGAAAACGGTTGGATAAACTTCTTGAGAAAAAATGAAGCCACAGTTAGATACTTAATGATTTGCAACAAAGCCAAAAAATCAACAGAGGATAGGCTTTTTAAGATTGTAGTTGAGATAAAAAAGATAAGATGAAAGTATTGGTAGGTTGCGAAGAAAGCCAGGCAGTTACAATAGAACTGCGTAAACTTGGTGTTGAAGCGTATAGTTGCGATATACAAGAATGTAGCGGTGGACATCCGGAATGGCATTACCAAGAAGATATTTTTAAGGTTATTGAACGTGAGCATTGGGATATGTTAATAGCATTTCCACCCTGTACACATTTAGCTGTAAGCGGGGCAATGCACTTTGAAGAGAAACGCAAAGATGGTAGGCAGCAAGAGGGAATTGATTTCTTTATGGCTATTGCAAACGCAAACATAAAGCACATAGCTATTGAAAACCCTGTTGGCATAATGAGCAAGCTATACAAGAAACCAAGTCAAATAATACAGCCTTATTTTTTTGGTGATGGGTTTCAGAAAACAACTTGCTTATGGTTAAAGAACCTGCCGCCCTTATACCACAATTCAGAGGTAAATTTATTTGATAGTGTTATTACCCACGTTGGAACAGAGGAACGCCACTACTGGACTGATAGAAAAACAGGGAGAATAAAAAGCCAACCAATGTGGTACTACCAAGCATTACTAACAGCCAAGACAAAAGAGGAACGTTCTAAACTTAGAAGCAAGACCTTTCCTGGCATAGCTAAAGCAATGGCAACTCAATGGGGAGAGTACGTTAAAAGTAATCTATGAAAAAATAATAAAATAAATTTGCAGGCAGTAGTAAAAAGTAGTAACATTGTAAAATGAAAGAAAGCGTAAAAGTATCAAAGGACTTGTTAACCCAAATAAAGGAACGCAAGAAAGCAACCGGGGTAACTATAACCGCATTTGTAGAGCAAGCGATAAAGGAAAAGCTAACCAAGTAACCCTTTAAAACAAACACCATGACACTAAGTAACGAAGATTTAAAGCGAATAGAAGCTATTGAGGATTATTTAAAAAACCTTTCAACGCACCTTCCTTATACAGTTTGCATAAACAAATTTAGCTCCTATCAACCTATTGATACAACAGAGGGTGAGCAAGAACACGCAGAGCAAGAAGCGATTGAGTTTGCCGAGTTGTTGAATGAAAACTTTGTATATGTCCATAATGGGCTATACAGGCACGTAGCAACACTACAAGATTATACAATAACCCAAATCTACCAACAGTTTAAACAAAGGAACTAATGAAAGTAGAGCCACCTAAAACATTAGAGGAGTTTAAAAAAGTAAGAGAAAGCATATTGGAACTCATGGCTAACCCATACTGCGACCAATTTATGTTTCTATCTTTAAACGACAAATTAACAGCAACCGATGCTAAAATTAACGAACTATCAAATGAAAGACTGGATAAAAAAATCTCTTTGGGCTAAGGTTTTCGCCTTAGCAATAGTAGGCAGCATACTTGCCCTGATAGGAACACGCTTTACCGATACACTTTCCGCATTGATAATCTTTGTTCTTAGCGGATTGGCAATAGTAGGTTTTGTAGTGGGAATAGTTTTAACTTTTAAATACGACAGGTAATGCAACCCCATATAATTAACTACCATAAAGCATTAGGATATATACCTGGAATGTGGATAGCCTGTGAGGTATGTTCTGCTACATCGGTAGATATACACCACATAATCCCCCGTTCAAAGTTTGGCAGCAAAAGAAAGGCAGAACAAGACAACGTTAGCAACCTTATTGCTCTTTGCAGGGATTGCCATAACTTAGCGCATGATGGAATAATAACCAAAGAACAACTGCAAACTATTGTGAGTAAACGCATATCTTTGTAATAATGACACGCCAAACGTTATTAGAACATATTGCGAAAGACAAAGACGTTAAAGCAACGTGCGACAATATTTGTAGGGGGGTTGATGCTAAAGAGTTTTACTGCCACGTTATATACAAGCTATGCGAAATACCTGAACATAGGCTGTTAGAGATATACCATAACAACTATTTAAGGTGGTACATAGTTAGGTTAATAATGATTGAATGGAAGCTAAGGCATAGGAATAAAAAGCAGTTTGAAACTATTGACAACATAGAAGTAATAAACGAAACGTACAATTTTGAGTTAGATGTTGAGGTTAGCCGGGTAGAGGGAAACATTAACGACTTGCCTAACTTTGAAAAGCGAATGTTACTGGAGTATATAAAGTCGGGGAGTTACCGCAAGCTATCAGAGGAAACCAATATACCTTACCGCACAATAGGCAACCACATTAAACGGATTAAAGACAAACTGAAATGAAAGTATTAGGAGTAGAGGTAAGCAAGTCAGGTAGTAACTATTATAGGTTAGAGATGCCGTATCAGCACCTAACCCAAACAACCGATATAGAGTATGGCAGATGTAATACTATTAACGGTATGCCTAACGAGATATTGCAGCAGTTTGATGCGGTAATTTTCTCAAGGGAGTTTGAACACCACAACGACATCAACAACATAAAGCTAATAGCCGACCAACTGCATAGCCTGGGGGTAAAGATTATACTTGACATTGATGACTACTGGGTACTATCAACCTTTCACGTACTTAAAAACCAATATAGGGTACACAAGGTAGCCGAAAAGATTATTGAAAGCATTAAGTATTCCGACCTTGTAACAACCACAAATACACTCTTAGCTGAAAAGATAAGCAAGCTAAACGATAATGTAGAGGTATTACCTAACGCTATCTATCCCGAGATATACCCGCAGTTCCAACCTAACTATGTACCTGGGGATAAATACCGCATAGGTTATATGGGTGGCGTATGCCATTGGGAAGACGTTGTATTAATGGCTGATGGGTTTAAGCAGCTACACGCTGACAAAGACTTACAGGGTAGGTTTACCGTTAAGTTATTTGGTTATAATGATGAAAGCCCGGAGTACGGAAGATTTGAACAAATATTTACGGATAGAGGTAGGGGCAAAGACTACGAGAGGGTTTATGCTACCGATGTTTATAACTATGCTTTAGGGTATAACCACCTTGAAGCCTGTATTGTTCCGCTAAATGATAACACCTTTAACAACTGCAAGTCAGAGTTAAAAATGATTGAAGCGGGTTTTATGGATAAAGCCTGTATAGTATCTGATATTAAACCATATACCGACTTAATAAAAAATGGTGTAAATTGCATTGCGATTGATAAAAATAAAAACCATAAAGATTGGTACAAGGCTATGAGAAAGCTAATTAACGAACCTGAATATGGTAAGTATTTAGCTGACAACCTAAGTAAAGAAGTAAAAGAAAAGTATCACATATCAATAGTAAACAAAAAAAGGTACAACTTATTAAAGGCTTTATAATGGAATTAGGCTCAACATACTGGAGTGTGTTTAACGACAATGGTAAACGCAAAGCACGTAGGCACGTATGGGATAACCACCCTATTGATGTACTGAACAAGAGCCAAAACAATGTCTTTAAAACTAAAGAAGAAGCTGAAATCTATATAGTTAAAACAAGTTACGAAATAGCAAAATGAAGATAGGCATAGGCATAACAACAAGAAACCGAAAAGAGGTTTACCAAACTTGCATAAAGCACGTAGCCCAATATACATCTGACTATGTACTTGCTATCTATGAAGATTGCAGCGATGTACCCTATACAGATAACTGCGGAACAGAACGTATAGGGGTAGCAAAGGCAAAAAACAAATGTCTTAAATATCTTTATGAGCAAGGCTGTACACATATCTTTTTATTTGATGATGACTGTTTTCCTAAAGACTACAACTGGACTGACAAGTTTATTAATAGTGGCTACCCTCACCTAAACTTTATACCGATAAAAGGGTTAGAGGTTAAGATATTAGATACCATTGGAAACGTAATAGTAACCGATAGCGTATTTGGTTGCCTGTTATACTTTAATGTTGAACGACTTGGAGAGGTTTACTTTAATGAACAGTTTGAGATATATGGATATGAACATTGCGAACTAACGGAACGCATATACCGAACGGGTAAGCAAGAACATAAATACATATCTTTGGCAGATGTAACCGATTACATATATGCATACGACTATCATATGAAGTGGGCTAACGAATTGCCTGAACACCACAATAGCGAAACGGCATTTAGAAGTAGCATTGATGCTGATGAGTACAAAGCATTAGTAGAAGCAAACGAAAAGATTTACCATAAACTAATATGAATATAACAGCAGTAACAATGGGAATGGACGAGCAGAACTATAAGTATGCTCAAGGTGCAGCCGAAAGAGTAGAAAGGTTTACCGGGCTAAAAGCCAACATAGTTAGTGAGTACTATAGCGATAGGCAGTTCACTGAAAAGTTTACAGCTATATGTCATAACAAGCTATTCTTTTTTGATATGTTTCCTGATGCCGAGATGATATTTTACTTTGATAACGATTGGTGTTTAAACAAACCGATAGACTTTAGCCTGATAAAAGAGGATAAGTTTAATGCGGTACGCGATAGATACTGGGCAGAGTTTTTACAAGTGCATTGCCGCAATATGGGAGTTGACATAAACAAATATTTCAATGCTGGTTTTTGGGTGGTACATCGTAACTTTAAATGGATATTTGACAAGGCTAAAAACATTTACCCATATAGTGCGTTTTTAGACCAGGATAGTATAAACAAGGTTATAAATGAGCATAGCACATCACTAATGAACATTCTTCCTGATGATTGGAACGTATTAGACTATCACCACTCAATAGGTAACTACAACGACTTTACAGCAATTCACAACAAGTCAGCATTTGAAATACATAAATTAGATGGAACTACTTATTAACATAATCGGTTTTGCCTGTATAGGTATAGTTGTTTCAATGCAAATGGCTCACGCTAACCAATGGCTTAAGGACATAATAGGTTACTACCTTATACCCTATCCGTTACGCTGCAATAAGTGCTTAACCTTTTGGAGTTGCCTAATCTTTAACCTAACAACCGTTAACCCAATTAACGCAGTACTAACCGCAGCAATAGCAGCAGTATTATCAATAGTAATCTATAACCGGCTATGACACAAGAAACATTTAACCAACTAAAGACGTTTAAACCAATTTGGGAGTTTTACTACTCCAACTTTTATGTAACAGCAAACCACGACTTAAACGGGTTAGCAGAATGGCTTAAAACAAACACAGGCTTTTCAACCGACATGAGTTGCAACGCCTGTAAGGAACAAGTAATAAGAATGGCTCGTAACATATACGAGGAAAACGAAAAGCAATATGAAAATATCACAACTGAAAAGCAACCCAAACAACCCACGTCTAATAAAAGACGATAAGTTTAAAAAGCTATGCGATAGCATACAGGCATTTCCAAAAATGATGGAACTGCGCCCAATTATTATTGATGAGGGAAATATAATCTTAGGCGGTAATATGCGTTTTAACGCACTTAAACATCTTGGATATAAAGAACTACCTGCGGAGTGGGTTAAGCAAGCTAAAGAGCTAACAGAAGAGCAGAAACAAGAGTTTATAGTTAAAGACAACGTAGGTTTTGGTGAGTGGGATTGGGATATACTGGCAAACGAATGGGATGCGTTAAAGCTGGCAGAGTGGGGACTGGATTTACCGGGCTTTGCACCTAATGTTGATTATTCAATATTAGATGATGAAGACGTAGAAAGCCAATTAAACGATATGACAAACGGAGTTAAGAAAGCTATTCAAATAGAGTTTGAAGCGGAACACTATGATGAAGCATTTGAGCTTGTAAAGTTTTGGAGGGATAAAGGTGGTTATGTAGGCGGTATGATTATGGAATATTTAAAAGCTGAAAAGGGAAAGTCATGAAAAAGGCTATCTTTTTAACTGGTTCTATGGGTAGTGGGAAAAGTACAATTTTAAAATTAGCTGAACCAATATCTCAAGATAAATATAT